CTCCGGGCTCGGCGGGGGCTGTCCCCATGTGGGCGGCGGCTAGTAGCCAAACCGCTCGGCTAGTTCGCGGGCGCGTTCCAGAACCTTGTCCGGAACCTTGGTCCCCTCGTTCAGTTCGCCCATGTCCTCGGCGCAAGCGAGGCTGGCGCTGTCGCTTTCCTTGGAAAGCCAACAGTCGATCCATTCGCCGCGCTCGGGGTCGTTCGGATCGGTCATGGCTTCAACGTCGATCCGGAAGCCAAAGTAGGTGACGGAAGCGGGCAAGGGTTGGCTGGTGATACGCATAGTTCAGGTTCCTTGAGGGCGGGTTCTAGCGGAGTTCGTCTGACGTATCGGACCATGCGGCGCCGGGGCACGGGCCGTCGTCGTCTGCGATCCATTGACGGGCGATGCGGTCGACGGTGGCGCATGTGTAGCCACTGTCGAAAAAGTCGCGGGCTTCGCCATAACGGGCGGCGGTTATGCCGCGTTCGGCCAGGGCGGCGTTCAGGGCGCCCCAAAACTGCATGAATGGGGTTTCGGTGATGTGGGTCATGGGCCTAGGCGCCTTTCGGGGTCATGACGGCCAGGGCGCGCGCCTGCAGGCCGTAGGGGTCGGGACGTCCTGCCAAGCCAAGAATGGTCATGGCTTGCTCGAGGGCGCCCGCCTCGTCCATGTCGTTGCGGCTGCGCCAAATGAAGGTCGCCACCTGCTGCAGAACGGTGATGGTGTGCAGGCTCTTGGCGATCGGGGTGGAGGCGGTCGGGAGTGCCATGGTGTCGGGTTCCTAGCGAGCGGGTAAGTCCGCAACGCCTTAGCCCGGCCACCTGTGAGGGCTCCGGGCGTGGGCGGGTTCTCCGCTATGGCGTACGTCAGTCTGACGTGAGGTGCAACCTGCGTCTAGGCCGCTTGGCGGCGGTCGGCAGGATCGTCGGCCCAAGCGCAAACGGTGAGGCGGGAGCCGTCCTTAAAGGTCGCGGTGTAGTAGGACAGGTACTCGTATTCAAAGTCCTGCAGTTCCCAGTACCAGTCGCGGTCGACGATGCGGGCGGCGGTGTAGATGTCGAGGGTTTCGCTGTCCCAGCCCGCGTCAAAGCTGTTTATGGCAAGGTGGGCGATCGTGGTTGCGGATCCGAATTGCTCGTTGGTGACGTCAATTCCGTATTGCAGGCCGTGGATGCTGACGGACATGTTCAGAAGCCTTTCAGGGCGATTTTGGCGAGGGTGACGAATAGGGCGAGGCTGGGGGCGATGATCGTTGCGAGTTCGATCAGGCGGACGGCGTGTTGGATCTCGGCGCCCATGGCTTAGGCGTCCTGGCGGCGGAGGCTGTCGAGGTAGCGCCGCGTCTGGGCTTCGTAAGCGGCGGCGCAAGCGGTGAACAACGCGTTCATGGCGTCCAGCTTGGCGAGGTCAAAGCGGCGGACCATGCCAGCGCCTAGGATGGTGGCGAAGGTGCAGCCGCGCGCCATGCCATAAAGATCCCCGGCGCTGACGGCGTGGTTCATGCCTGCGGCGAAGCTCGAGACCAGAAGCGCCTTGGCGTCAGTCACGGTGTTGCGCTGCGGGCGCTCCAGCTTCAGCGCGTCACGCCATAGCGGAGCGTCGCTCCAGTTGGTGCATTCGGTCTCGTAGGTGATCGCGCTGTAAGCGGTGTTGATCGCGGCCTTTTCTTTGGCGGTGTAGTCGGTGGCGTTGGGCATTTCAGATCCTAGCGTTGGGCGCCGGTGCAGCGCCGTTGCTCATCTAGATACGTCAGGCTGACGTATGCCACAAGGGGGAAAATGCGTTTTCTTGAAAATAGTTCTGCAGCGCCTTAGAGGCCGGCCGACGTTCCCTGGTGCGGCTAGGCTTACGTGCGTCACGCGCGCTCTATGACGTCGCTAGGTGCGCTCTAGGCCACTGCGAGGCATGCATTAGAGCGGCGGTCTTACCTGCGCGCCCGCTCCGGCTGGTAGCGGTGCAAATTGCCTTCGGTCGCCGCCTGGCCGCCGTCGGATCGGGTCGGAGAACAGCGTTATGGGTTGCACCCTTTCGCGCCCGGAAAGGGAAGTCTCGAGGGGAACCGGGTCGATCGGCCAGCTTTCCCCCAACGTTTCCCCCAATGGCTTGACGCCTAGTGCGAGCGCGTTCAACGCGCCTCGCCATGGCCAGCGTTCTCCCTCGAGGCTTGGAAACCCCATGCTCCCCCTGGCATGTCCTGTCCCCCTGGCCTATCGCTAGGCTTGAGGCTGGACGCATCCCATTGTATTCATTCACGAATCCAGAGATCCGCGTTCGCCCAACGTCGTTCGCCTCACGTCGTTCGGCGAACCGGGGTACCCCTCCCCTCGAGGCATACCGGGGGGCCGGGGGCCCTTCAGCCGGAGGACCACACAGCCGCCGCGCCCTCGCGCACGTACGCGAGCGGCAAGTTGCACCTGGACCGGGCGTGTGGGGGGAAAGGTGACGGATCCGGTGACGCGCGCGCAAGCGTTGACCTTCGCACGGGCGATGGGCCGGGCCGGGGTTCCGGTGATCGGCTTCGATGGGATCGACGCGGAGCGGATCCAGTTGACCTTTGCGGCGCCGAACGGTTTGCCGCTGCCGCTGGTTTTCGATCTGGCCGGGCTGGATCTGCAGCGGATCCAACAGACGGTGACGGACGCCCGCCGGTTGTGGGCCATGGCCAATCGCAATGGCTTTGACCGGACGCACGCGTGCGTACGCGGGCAGGGCGATCGGGAGGAGATCCGATGAGCCCGGAGGCCAGGGCCAGGATGACGCCGACCCAGCAAGCCTATCAGCGCGGGGTCGAGATCGCGGACGTCCTGCTGTCGCGCGGGTATCCGGTGATCAAGGTGTCGGCGGTTGAGGATGGATCCGCGATCGTCATCGGGTTCGGGCTGACCAATCAACCGGCGGCGTATTTCGCGCGGATCCCGATCGAGCGGGCCGGGGTCGAGCGATTCATCGAGGCGTACGAGGCGGTCGCATGACGGACGCTTATCCGGGCCCGCAAGGTCCGACCGGGCCACAGTTCGACGCCAACAAGACGCCAGCCGAAACCGCCGGGCCGTCCGACGACGAACTGCTGGAAATGTTCGATCGCTGGGACGTCGATCTGCAACAGCACTGGTCGGCTTGGGTCGAGGACGCCAAGGCTTGGTATGACTTCGTCGCCGGGAAGCAATGGACGGTCGATGAGGTCGCCCAAATGGAGGAAAACCAGAAAATCCCGGTGACGTTCAACCTGATTGCCCCGGTCGTCGACGCGGTCAACGGCGCCGAGATCAAGGACCGGCAACAGGTTCAGTACTACCCGCGCACGCCGGATCTGCCGGATACGGCGGTTGGCGACGTGCTGACGCAGGGCGCGGAGTACGTGAACGATCAGTGTTCCGGCGATCAGGAAGACACCGAAAGTTTCTGGGACTGCCTCGTGTGCGGCTTGGGCTGGACGGAAACCCGCGTCGAGGTCGAGGCGGAAAAGACGTCGATCATCAAGGAGCGGGTCGATCCGCTGCAGATGAAGGCGGACGCCTCGAGCCGCAAACGCTGTTTCGAGGATGCGCGTTACGTGAAACGCGAGATCCCGATGTCGCAGGACGAATTCGAGAATTTCAAGGACGAGATCAATCGTCCGGATCTCGAGGGCGTCGACGGCGGGATCGGGACTGGCAAGCGGCTGACGGTGGTCAACCCGCGCCAGCGGTACACGCACGGAATGCTTGGCCAGGACGATCCGGATATCGTCGTCTGCGAGTGGCAATGGTGGGAGCGCGAGGCGGTGCACGTCGTTCCGCAACCGCATCCGCAACAGCCGGGCGTCACCAAGCTAACCCCGATGAGCCCCGCCGAGTTCGGCCAGGCGAAGGCCACACAACCCGGACTGCGAAGCGTTCAGTCGACGCGCAAGGTGTATTACCGGGCGTTCGTTGGCGATAATGAGGTGCTTTTCAAGGAAGTGCTGCGCGAGAACAGCTTCCGCTACAAGGCGATTACCGGCAAACGCGATCGCAACGCCGGGACGTATTACGGCCTCGTCAAGCCGATGGTCGAGCCCGGCAAGTTCGTCAACAAACTTTATTCTGAGGTGCTGCACATCGTCCGCTCGAACGCGAACGGCGGCATGATGCTCGAGGAAGACGCGGTGGTCGACGTCAAGCAGTTCGAGCGGACCTGGGCGGCGACCGACAAAATGACCTGGGTGAAGCCGGGATCTCTGAGCGGCGCGCACGGGCCAAAGATGATGCCAAAGTCGCCGCCGCCGGTTCAGCCCGCGTTGTTCCAGCTCATGGAATTCGCCCGCGACATGGTCAAGGCGTGCACGGGCGTCAATGAGGAGATCTTGGGGCTGGTCGGGCGCGAGCAAGCGGGCGTCCTCGAGCAACAGCGCAAGCAAGCCGCTTACGGGATTTTGAGCTCATTTTTCGACGCCAAGCGGCGCTATCAGCGCGAGCAAGGTCGGTTGCTGCTGACCATGATGCGGCTGTACCTGCCGGAAGATTTCCTCGTCCGCATCGTCTCGGAGGGGGAAAAGAAATACGTCCCGATCGCCATGGCGCTGCAGGCGGAAGAATTCGACATTATCGTCGACGAGGCGCCCGCATCCCCCAACGTGAAAGCCAAGGTCGCGGCCATCCTCGGCCCGCTGCTGCCGCAACTCGTCGAGGCCAAGCTGATCGGCCCGGAAGTGATCGCGGACATGTTCCAGTTCTTGGATCTGCCTGCGGCGGTGGCCGAAAAGCTGGGCGCATCGGTGCGGCAACAGGTGGCGCAGGCGCAAGCGCCCAACCCGACGCAACAGACGGCGGATCAAGCGGAACTGGAGAACAAGCAGGCGGATACCGGCGAAAAGCTGGCGTCCGCACAGGCCAAGAAGGCGAAAGCCTTCAAGGACATTACCGACGCGCACACCGCGCATATCGGTCTCGGTATCGAATTCATGAATTCCACAGAGGCGCCGTCCAAACAGCCCCAGCCCGGCGGCGCCGCGTCTCCTGGCGGAACCCCGCCAGGCGGCGGCGGTCCCCCTGCTCCCGCCAGTCTGTCAGGGGGTCCGCCTGGGGGCGATCAGGAACAGGGCGAAGCGCCGGAGCCGCCGGGAGCGGAACAGATGGAAGGCGAGGCGCCGCCAGGAATGCCGCCGGGAGGGCCGCCGGGTGGGTGAAGCTGTCGACTGTCTGGAACATCAACTGGCCGCGCTGAACGGGCTGCATCGGGTTGCGACGCGGCAACTGGAAAAGGCGGCGCCTGATGGGGATCAGGCCAGGGCGGTTGCGGCGGATCAGGCGCAACTCGAGGAACGGATGCGCGACGTGGCGCGGGCGCTGCAAACGCTGGGAGATAGCCTTGAAGCCGAGCCTCGATCTGCCGCCGATGCCGCTAATCCCCTGGATCGGCAAGCGGCGGGCGAAACAACTGAATCAACAGTACGAGGCGGCGCGGGCCGCCTATCGCAAGGGAGTGCGGACCATGACGACGACGATCACGGTGACGGTCAACGGGCCGGTTCAGGTCCGGGTCGGAGTGACGGGCGATAGCGGCGGCGAAGTGGTGACGATGGTTCGCGGGGATGCGGATGCGCGGTCCAAGCCGGTCGAGGCGGTCTTCGGGCTGGCCATGGGCGCGCTGGTGGTGATCGGGCCAGAAACCCCGCTGCCGGTCGAGGTGGAACAGCCGATCGCGGAGCCTCCGGCGGCGGAAACCAAGCCAGCGCCTCCGGAACGCGGGCGGTTTTACCCGGATAAGGAGCCGAAACGATGAGCGAACGGCCAGACGCTGACACAGGCGTCGACGACGGCGCGGAATCCGAAGTCGAGGATCAAACGCCAGAGACCGAGCCGGAAGGCGAGGACGAGGAAGGCGACGGCGAGGAGCCCGAGCCGCGAAAGAAGGCGGAAGACTGGGAAAAGCGCGCGCACAACGCGGCCGGCCAAGCCGCGCGCGAAAAATCCCGTCGACGGGCGGCGGAGCGCCGGGCGTCGGATCTCGAGGCGCGTATGGAGCGCCTGGAGCATTCCGGCGGCGGTGAGGATCAGTTCATGGAACTGATCGGTTCGCTGTCGGACGATGAGGAAGACCCGATAGGCGACATTATGCGGGTTAAGGCGGCGCTGAAGCTGATGCGCGCCCGCCAGATGTCGGAACAGGCGCAAAGCGGCCAAGTGCAGGCGGTGACGCGCCAGATCGAGGCGCTGAAATCAGTGATGGAGGAAAGCGAGGAAGACTTTGCGTCAGATCATCCGGACTACATGGAAGCGGCGGCGCATTATCGGAATGATCGTACGACGGAACTGAAAGAGGCGGGCTATTCCGGGCGCTACCTAGACCGCAAGCTGGCGGATGATCTGTTCGGGGTTGTGCGGTTCGCGATCGAGAGCGGCCAGGATCCGGCGGAGCGGGTTTACGCGCTGGCGCAAAAGCGCGGGTTCAAGGCAGGCGCCCGCCAGGCGAACGGCAAACTCGACAAGCTGCAGGCCGCATCGGAGGCGGGTCGCGGGGCGGCGGGGGCGCAACGCGGCAACGGCTCGTTGTCCTGGGGCGACGTCGCCAAGCTGGACGGCGCGGCGCGGGACAAGGCGTGGGCGAAGCTGCGCGATCGCGAGATGGGGCGTGATCGGTCGCATCGCTAAACCGCTGCTGGCCGTGTTGTTGGCGATCGGCGGCTGTGCGGTGCTGGTTTCGGTGGAGCGTCCGGGCTGCACGTCGGAGCGGACGGCGGAGGTCAAGCGCCAGGACGGCCAGCAATCGTCGACGGTGATCCTGCATCGGGTGTGTCGGGCGCAATAAGATATCGTCGTGACGACGGATTGAATCTGATTATCCGACATAAGGTGGGCGCCCGCCGGGCTGCCGAGGAGGCGAAAGCGGGCGCCCTTTTGCCCGGTTCCCTCCCTCCGAGCGTGAAAACCCTAGATCCGGAAACCTGAGAATTGCAAGCTGCACCGAAACGTTAAAATTCCCGTGAGCGGGTAGGCGTGCAGACTGCCAGTTGATAGGTTCACGTCGGCCCCTGGTCCTATGTCCAGTCCCTGGCCGGGGGCTCCTAGCGACCGGCCCGCACCATCCCAAAGCCACCCCCCGGCTGGTGCGGGCTTCGCTTTTCTTCCCTTGACGAAAGATGCGAGCGCGTTCTTGCCGCGCCGCTAAGACGCGTTCGCGCGTCGGTCGCCTCGCCCGCGTGAAACGGCGGTTCGTCTGAGGGAGACGGAAAACCCCTAAGCCGGTGGCCGCCACGTCAGGGCGGTGAAGCTGAAACCTTCACCCGACGAGGCGGCGCTATGGCCACCACTAACTACTCAGTCAACTCCCCTGAAGCGGTAAAGCTCTGGCGGTCGCAGTTGGCGCGCGAAGCCCTCAAGGCGACGTGGGTGCAAAAGTTCATCGGAGATAGCTCCGACGATATCCTGCAGGTGTTCGGTGAGACTGGGAAAGACAGCGGCGATCGCGTCACAGTCACGCTCCGCATGCAACTCAATGGCGACGGGGTCGCCGGAGACGCCTCCCTAGAAGGCAATGAGGAACCGCTGACGACATACACCGATAACTTGATCGTCGATCAGTTGCGGCATGGTGTTCGCTCTGGCGGCAAGATGACGGAACAGCGGATTCCCTGGAAGATTCGTGATGAGGCCATGCTTGGACTCAAGGATTGGTGGGCGGGCCGAATAGATCAGGCTTTCTTCAATCAGGTTGCTGGGTACACGCCAACGACGGACGTCCGTTATACTGGCATGAACGCGGTGATTGGTCCTGACGCCTCGCACGTCACGCGCATGAACAACAAGGCGACGGACGAACTGGTCATTGCGGGCGACGAAATGACCTTGGCAATGATCGACAAGATGGTCGAGGGCGCCAAGCTGGGATCGACGACGGGCACGGGCCCGGTGATCCGCCCGGTAAAGGTCGACGGGGAAGATCGCTATGTTGTCGTGCTGCATACTAAAGCAGTTACACAACTGCGGACGAACATTAACGCCGGGCAATGGTTGGACATAGAAAAGGCCGCAATTACCGGCGACGGTAGCGCGCGCAATCCTATCATGACCGGCGCCCTCGGCATGTATAATGGTGCTGTTCTACACGAAAGCACGCGTCTCCCTAATGGAGTGAACAGTACAACTGGTTTGCCAGTAGTCACGACGCGCCGTTGTGTACTTCTAGGTGCACAAGCTGCAGCTATTGGCTTCGGCCAGGGACAGTCATTCAAGAATTTCGACTGGAACGAGGAGCTCTTTGACTACGGGAATCAGCTTGGCGTTGAAGCTGGTCTTATCCACGGTCTTAAAAAGCTTCGTTTTAACGCGGCGGACTTCGGCGTTATTGTCGGCGTCAGCTTCACGTCTTAGGAGCGGACCTCAATGGCAACCGGTGGCCGTAAAACTCAGCTTCAAGTCATCCACGAGATCTCGATGCAGTTCGGCTTTGGCCAAGTTGCGGGGGTGATCGGGGTTCTGCCTGCAGGCGCGATCATGGGGACGTGCCACCTGTGCGTTTCCCAAGTCTGGAACTCGACAACCAACACCATTTCCGTGGGGACGACGGCGGGCGGCGCGCAACTTCTCAGCGCGATCGACCTCAAGACCCTGGCCAGGACAGACACGGTCGTTCCGCTCGCGGCCATGGGTCCGCTGGCGGTCGACACGCCGATCTACGGCTCGATCGCCGCGACCGGCGGCGCCCCGACAACGGGCGTGGCGACGGTCTGGCTGGATTACCTGCCCGGCCCTGGATAGGGGGCGGGTGCGTGGATGGCTTACCCGAATAATGATCCATATGCGGGTCTGCTGGCCGGTCTGACACAAACGCGTCCAATGGGATCTGGTCCCCTGGCGCCGGGGGAAATGCCGCCGCGTCCGCTCGGATCCGGGCCGATGCGCGCAAGTGAAATGAACCCCTCACAAGGGGGCCTGCTAGGCGGCTTAGATCTGGATCTGCTGCGGCGGCTGTTGGCTGGTGGCGGTCAAGCGCCAACGCCTGAACGTCCGCCCGGCTCCGGGCCTGTGCTGGGCCGGGGGCGGTGACGCATGGCGAACCTGGGAGACCTGAAAGCCCGGATCATCTCTGAAACCGTGCGCGACGATTTGGCCGATGATCTCGCGGCTGGGCTCAATCAGGTGATCGCCAGTTCAATCGACGATCTCGAATACGAACGCTGGTGGTTTAACGAGAGCGTGACGACGGTCCCGTGTGTGATCGGGCAGCAAACCGTCCCGTATCCGACGATCGCCAGGCGGATAGACGAGATCCGGATCCAAGTCGGCGGCGTCCGCTACCGCATGACCATGCGATCGGTCGACTGGATCGAAGCGGCCTATTCGACGCCTCAGAGCGGCCAGCCGACGGACTGGGCGCCGCTTGGCAATTCGATCCTGCTCTGGCCGACGCCAAACCAGACGTATTCGCTGCTGATGGAACTGGTGACGCAGGTTCAACCGCCGCTCGATTACACGGTCAACACGTCCTCGAACAACTGGACGAACGAGGGTGCGGATCTCGTCACGGCAAAGGCCAAGAAAAAGCTCTACCGCGATTTCCTCTCGTCGACCCTGCAGGACACGCGGGTCATCAACGCCAACAATCAGGAGGAGGAAGCCTATTCCCGCCTGCGGAGCCAATCCAATCGTCGGCTGTCGACGGATCGGGTGGTCCCCTCATGGTGATCTACGCCAAGGCGCCTGACGTCTCCCTGGTCGAGCCGAATGCGCCGCCCTGGGCGCAACGCTT